GCCCGGCACACGTCGTCCGATGCGCTCCTTATCGATGCGCGCCGCCTGCACAAGCTCGTCGTTGTGACATGCGGACCAAAGCTCGGGACACGACCCCGGCGTGCAAAGCCACATGCCTCCCTGAATCCATCCTCGACTGTTCAGCCGCGCCACCTTAATCGGGTCATCCGTAATCAAGTCGTCGATGTTTCCGCGAATCGTCACATCCAAGTCGATTTGCAGGAGACGCTCTCCTATACACTTCGCCCAATCGTCAAACAGCCGAAGCCGCAAATAACAGTCGAAAAGCTCGATCCGCTCGTCCCGCACCGGGCTCGGCCAGATCGGAAACGCCTCTACCCCGTCGAGCGCACCGATGTCCTCGGGCCGATCCGTCACGCACACGAACCGATGCGGGATCGTGAGGTGCTTGCGGAACATATTCCGCAGGTTGGCAACGTGCTGCGGCGTGTAGATGGGCCTCCACCCCTGCCAGCAAAATGTCACGACCGTCAGCATCACGCACGCCTTCGCGCCAGTTCCTCCAGCGCGAAATTCACCGCCTCGAGCCCCGTCTTCGGCTCGCGCTTCACCGGCGCCGCCGGTTGCTGAGGACGCAGCGGCTGCGCTGTCGGCTTCGCCTGATCCGGAAGCTTCAATCTCGCGTACTCCGCCGCGAACCTGGGCGCCCATTGTCTTGGCGGAATACGAGCGAACTCCTGCCTGAGACGCGGAATGAGGATCGCACACTTCCTCTCGTAATCGGGGTCCGCCTGCAACTCCCGGCCCAGCGCGTCCAATGCCTCGTTCGCGGCCCGAAGCTCCTCCTGCTGCTGTCTGGTCAACTGCTCATTATGCTGAGCGCTCTCTCGCAGCCTCTTGTCCCGCTCGCGGGTCAGCGCGAGCTCGCGCGCGTACTTCTGGTCGATCTCTCCTAGCTCGACCGCGCGCTTCAGATCCTCGTATCGGTCAAGAAGATCCGGGGCTCCCAAGTCCTCCCCAAGCAACACGGCCACGGACTCCACATCCTCTCGCAGCATCGCGAGCCCGCGCTTCTTGTCTTCGATGCTCGGCGAATTCAACAGCTTCAGCGTGGAGAGCATCCGCCCGACCTGCTCGGGTGTCGCCCCCGTCTCGCGAATCGTGTTGATCAGCTCATCCCGCTGNGCANTCACCCGAGCNAGTTGCTCGTCTCGCTCCTTGACCGCTTTGACCAACGACTCCATCCGTTCCCTGGTCCGGCCCTTCAGGTCATCGGGAATGGGATCGTTGATGTGGTCGGGCCCTTTCTTNCCCTCCCCTTCTTCCTTGCTTGGGTCGCCTTCGCTTCCTCGCTCCCCCTCGCCATCCGAAGCTTCCTTNGCCTCAGACGCCGCCTCGCCTTCCGGCTCGCCTCCATCCGCTTCCGGCGCTTCGACTTCTCCGGATGCCGCACTAGCATCGCCGCCACCTCCGGCCGTGTCGGTATTGCCATCGAGCGCTTCGTTCAGCGCGTCGAGTCCCGAGCGGCGCTCGGTGTCAGGCGCGGCAGGCGCGTCGGCCGTCGTGGTCGTGTCCTGATCGGAGTTGGTCTCGATGGTCATAAGTCCCTCGCGTCTATTCCAGTGAGCTTGCAGCCGAGTGCGTCACAGCACCCCTCCTGCGGTCCTGNCGTTCGGCGGCGTATCGTCGTCCTCGGGCGGCNGTTCAGCNGGCAGCNCCCCTCCGCCTCCTAGCCCGGGATCANTCGCGGGTGCCGGCAGCGCCGGGGCCATCGGCCCCATCACCGGCGCAGGCTCAGGGATGAACCGCTCCACATTCCCCCGACCGCCCATCACCCTAAACGTCTCCTGCAACAGCGCGATCAGCGCCTTCGCAAGCGGCTCGTTGCCGGACATACGGGCCTGCTGAATCTGAATGATGTCCTGCCGGATCATCGGCAACATCGTCGCCCACGCCTGCCTCTCCGACGACCGATTCGGCCGGCCCGTGGACCCCGCCTCGATGTCGACCTCAACAAGCGTGGTCAGATCCTCCAACGGCAACGTCCCCGGCTCAGGCCAGAACGCATCCAGCCCCGCGATCCTCCTGACTTCGTCCCCCGTGAGCGCCTGTAAAGCCAGCTCCGCCGTGTACTGCGCGAGCTCCGTCAGCATCTCGTCAATCGAGTCCTGATCCGCCTGCACCCGCTGCGAGAACCCCGACTGCTCGATCTCGGCCTCCGTCGCCGTCTTGGCCGGCCGGCGCGCGGCGCTCGATTGGAGCGCCTCCTGAACCCCCGAGATCTTCTCCATGTCCCGAATGATCGCCGAGGTGTCGTACAACCCCATATCGCCCACGGCAATGGGCTTCGGCGCAAACAGTGTGTTGAGATCCGCCGCCGGGTTCGTCGGGTCGATCCCGACATACTCCTGCTCCGTCGCCCTCTCGATGTCGCGCGCGTTCTCCGCGCTCACCTGCCCCTTGTGGAACAAGACCCCCGGCGTCGCACGCTTGCGCGTCAACCGAAACTTCGAGCGCGTGTCCTCGTACTCGTCTTGCAGCTTCGCCAGCCGCTGCGACATGCTCTGAGGATGCCGCTGACCGTCCACGTCGTAGAACGCAAGGTAAAAGTAGGGGTAGAACCGACTCGTCGCAAAACGCGGCTGATACGGCTCACGCGCCCACCGCTTAACCCCCTCGACCATCGTCTTGATGTTGTTCGCCTTGCGGTCCCAGATCTCCACTACCGCCGCGAACGGCTCGCTCTCTTCGTCGCCTGACCCCGACCCCTTCGACGACACGAACAAATCCGCCCGCGCCGCCTCGAACTCCCCAAGCCCCGGCACCATGTCCTCCACCGCCTCGTCCGGCCGTAAGGACTCCCGAGGACTGCGCNTGTAGTAGGTCGTCGCCCCCTTGATCTCCTCGTCCGTCAGCCGAGGGAACATCGCCCGGAGATCCGACTTGCGCACGTAGATAACATTCCCTATCCACGACGCATCCAGGTAGTCGTCGAGATACGCCACGTCCGTCGAAACCTGCACCGTCTCGGCCGGGCAGAAATCGACCACGAACGTCTTGCTAACAATCACCTCCAACCGAGGTTCGAGCCCATCGATCTGCTCCTGTAACTCCCTCTCCGCCAGCTCAAGGTCCTCCGGCACCGCCTCCTCAAGCTCCTTACGCTTCGCCGCAATACGCGCCAAGTTGTCCCGGAGATCGTTGAGCTGCTGCTGAATCTGCGGGTCCTTCGCCGTATCGACGATCATCAGCGCCTTGATCCACCCCACCCCCGTCGAGAGCACCGATCGGACCTGACGACGCACCGCCTTCTTCAACTTCCCCCGCTTCCANAGCTTCGCGATCACAATCTGAAGCGTCGCCGCCAAATCCTGCCGCTCGGCGCGCGCCTGCCTGCGAGCGAGCTCCTGCTGAGCCCTCGCCGCACGCGCTTGCTCAAACTCCGCCTGCGCCCGCATGAACTGCTCGACCGCTAACGGATCAGCCGGGTCCGGAGGAGACGGCGGCACCAGCGGCTCCTCCGGCATCGCGCTCATGACCTCCTCCGCAGGACGACACGAGACATCAGGATTCCGCGCGTACAGGTAATCGACGAGGATGTCGATGTAGTTGCCGACGAGATTCGTCGTGACCGCCTTGTCCGGATTCGCCGTCCCCGCCGCATACCGCCGATCAAGCGCATACTGAGCCCTCGCAGGACGGTCGAGATCCCTCGCCCGCTCCCACGCCTTGACCCACTCGCGAACCTCGCGCTCCTCGACCGCCTGCGCTTGCTCGTCTTCCGCTACGAATGCGGCCTCGTCGAATTCCGTCGCCATCAGTACCTCACTCGCCTTCTACGGCCCTCGCCCGCCGAGAGCCACGACTCGCCACCGAAGGGCTTGATCACGCGATCCGCCCGCGCAGCCGGCGCACGCGCGGCGAACATCTTGTCGACCCCCCGACCAATGAGGCCCGCCACGTCNTACATNTCGTCGTGCCNCGCCCCAGGAAACCCCACGAGCTGATCCACCAGCCGCTCAGCCCACAGCGCGCCTCGCGGTAGATGCAC